TCACACATCGCCTGCTCGCGCCACGGGACCACGGACGCGCCAAAGTCGTCGCAGAACTGGGCGCGTATAAATCCGGCAAATCCGCAGGCGCAGGACTCTGGGCGGCGTCGTTTGCCGCCGTGCCGAATGCTTTGGTCTACCTGGTCGGGAATGAATACGATATGACCGCCCCCGAATTTGAGTACCTCCTCGATGCCCTCTGTTCCGAGCGGGGACTAAATCAAAAGTATAAATCCCTCCAGAATCGTCCGAAAGATGGACGCCTCTGGTTAGAGTTGGACAACGGGGCACGATTTGAGGCACGCTCATGGGAGCGTTCGGAATCCCTCAAGGGAAAAGAGGTCGATGCCTATATCTACTGTGAGGCCTATCAACTCCCTGGGATTGAATGCTTTACGTCCGTGTCACAGAATTTACGGGTCCGGCAAGGCTATGCCGTCTTCCCCACGACCCCTGACCGCCCGTGGGTCGAGGTATTTCACCAGCATGGACACGGCGATCCGCAATTTCCGACATGGGTCTGTAAGTGCGGCATTCCCGCGACCGTGAATCCCTACAGTTTTGACCAATCCGCGATGGATCGGGACAAGGAACTCCTGACACGCGAGAAGTTTTCGATTGCGTATCTGGGACGACTGGGCGATTATGTCGGACGGGTCTATAACTATCAGCGGGGCACCCGCCTGCTCTCTCTGGAGGATGATCCCGGTCGCTGGCGGTATCCTGAGAAGGGGACGGTCAAGGAAAACTTTATCCTCCCACCTGAGTGGCACCTCGAAATGGGCGCAGACACCGGCACCTACTGTGCAGCGGTCGTGATCGGCGTCTCCCCCGATAAATGTGCCTATATTCTGGACGAGGTGACGAATTATCGCTATGTGGCGAATACCTCGGAACTCGATGATGAGAGTTCTATCGTGCGGTGGTGTGACGAGGTGAAAAAGATGGCCGCCCTCTGGAAAATCCGTCCTATTGCGTGGGTGGATAGTAATAGCCAGTTCAAGCAGGAATGCCTCCATCACGGGGTGCATTTATTGGCGAATAAACGGGGCCGCGAGGCGAGGACTGAAGGCGCACGGCAGTATTTTCAGCATCAGCAGATTCGGCTGGCTCCGTGGCTCTCCCTCGTGCCGTACGAACTCGAATATGCCCAGTGGCCTGACCATACCAGCGCAGCAGGCAAATACGAGCGCTTAAAAGTCAACGATCATGCGCTGGATTGCGTGGAGCATGTGCTGTCCCGGCATCCCCGTGCAACGATTACCCCCGATCCGCCGGTCATGCAGCCCCCACCGGGCAGTGTGCAGTGGATGGGATCACCCTTACGGAAAAAGAAACGCCGCGCCCCGGTGGACGTGCATTTAGGAGGACTCTAGTGGCTGAGATAGACGAGAGATTACAGGTAATTGAACGCAAACTGTTTTTTGTCATGCAAACTTTGTCGCTGACGCGGCAACTCCCAAATGGACAAACTGACGCACGGTCATTGACTGCGCTATACGAGGAGATGCAAAATCATGCTGGAAGCAATCCGCAGACGTTTGCTGATGTGGCTCAACGTGCCTTTTCCGATCCAACAGGAGGTGGCAGTGAGCGACCTCAAAGCGCTGATGGACCGGATGGATTCCCTGGAGCGGATAGTAATGAACAACCTCCAACGACCGGATGAAGGCAGCGGGTTAGTCCCGCCAGCCGATGATCGGACATTGGCGCAACATCCCGATGTTCATTTAGGAGCGCAATAATGCCTGAAGGTTATGGGTATTCCCCCGAAGGGATACGTCGATATCTTGAAGATTTAGCTAAAAAACACGGGATTCTGCCACCAGATGTGCCTCCCGCTGACAACAGGGATATCTTTAAGTCAAAGGACACGTCCTTTGTTCCCGCCCATGAGAAGTATCCCCGTGAGGTCATGCGTCAGCCGCTCGCGGAACTTCCGTTTACCATAGACGAAGAGACAGGGATACGAGTGCCTATTGGTAAAGTCAATCCATTGCAACGAAAAACTATGGAGCCGCTTCCATCCACACAACGACGCACGTTAGGGCAACAACCCAGACAACAGCCACAGCCACCGGGACTCAAGAGGCGTCGAAGGGAGGATAGGTAGCGCATGGCTGATGACGCGAAAAATCTTGCCGATTACACTGAAGACTATGATCGTTTGCGTGCCCAGAAAGCGCGGAACGTCGGATCGGTTGAATTACGGATTTTAACGAATTTATCCTTCGTGTCAGGCGAACACTGGGTCGGTAGTCAGAATCGGGTGCTGTTTACCCGTAAACGTGACCCGAACAAGCTCTATCTGGTTTTTAATCTGGCAGCGCAGATGCTCCACAAGATGATGGGGCGGTTAAGCAGTATTGCGCCCGTATTTCGGGCGAGAGCCGATAAACAGGACGCACAATCTGTCTCCAAAGCCGAAGTGGTCGATAAGTTGATCCGTGCGCTTGACGAAAAGGTCGATCAGACCTCTCGCACCTGGGAAATTCTCTGGTGGATGGCGATTGGCGGTGTCGCGTTTGAATATGTGCCGTGGGTCAAGGATGCCACGATGGAACCGATGCCACGGTTCGATCCAGAGACAAATGAATTGCAATGGACGCATGTCGTGACGAATCAGGTCGTAAATGAGTCCATACGACAGGAAATGCTGGCGCAAGGCGCACCACCGGAGCAATTTGAGGTTGTTGAGGACATGGTGCTGACCGGCGATGTGGGAAGTGAGATTTTAAGCCCACTCCAAGTGTTTATTGATGCGTCTGTGCGATCCGTTGATGATTTAGCCCCCGATCAAGCCGTCTATATCGCAAAAATCCGCACATTGGGCTGGATTGAGGCGAATTACGATGTCAAGGAGAAAACTATAGAAAATATCAAGGATGCCAGTGAAGTACGCATTCTCAGCACGGATATTAAGCAATTTGGCGATCCGACAGGATCGGTGCATCTCCAAGACCTAATTCCACGGATTCAGGGCAGTCGGACGGAGAATGATCCAGATTTAGCTGTCGTTGTCGAGCGATTTCAGCCGATTTCCAATAAACACCCGCGTGGGCGCTATTCTGCGTTTATTCCCGGCGAGCAAATGCTCAAAGACGAAGATAGCCCCTACGAGTCCATTCCGCTGGTCGATTTCCACTTTGGCCCGACCACCACGAGCTTTTGGAGTAATGACTATGTCAGTGACCTCATTGCGCCCCAACGGTTTCTCAATAAACGCCTGTCACAGCTAGGAGAACAGGCGAATGCGTCAATTTACGCCGATGAACTGTTAGGACCGACCTTAAAACGTGAAGACATCCCCTCTGACTATCCAGCCCCGATTGAAGGCGGCTTGACAGATGGTGGCGTCAAGATGGTGCAACGACGCGATCCACCGCAACTGCCAGCGTGGTTTATGCAATCTGTCGATCTCACACTCAAATTGATGCGTGAGATTGCTGGTGGAGTGGATTTATTCTCTGAGCAGAAGTTTCCAGGCCAATTACGGGGACCAATGGCGGTGCCGATGCTGCAAGAGATTATTGATACCCAGTGGGGCAATCTCTATCAACATCTGGGCAAACAACTCGCAAAAGTGAAAGAAATGCGGGTGAATCGTGTCAAGGAATACTATCCGGCCTTTCGGACCCTGCATTACACCGATAGGAATATGAAAGATGAGGTCTTTATTTTCCAGACCTCTGACATTCTCGAAGCAGGGACAGACTTCTCTGTCACGGTAGAGCGAGGAAGTTTAATCCCAGAACTTCGTGCCTTACGAGAAGCCAGAATTCGCGAACATCTCCAGTCTCCCCTCAGTGTGCTGTATATGGATGAGCGCACGGGACGTATTGACAAGGAAAAGATCGCCTCTGACCTGCAAATGGGCGATGTCGGACGTGAAGCAAAAGAATCACAATATCGCAAACTGGGGATGGAGCTAGTTGCCCGATTAGAGCAGGGACAACCACTTCCAGAGCATATTCCGATGCCATTCTGGAATTTACGGGTCATCATGGACGAATTAGAGTCGTCGATGGCGACCACCGAGTTCTTGTCATCCAGTCCAGAGATTCAACAGGGATTTGTGGGATTCTGGAATAAATGCCGTGAAATTCTCTCTGAGGCATCTGAACAGCGACAGGCGGGAATGCAGGAACAACAGGTGCAGGGGGCTGTCGCACAGGCCGCACAGCAAGCTGCTGCCAAAGCCGCTGCTGAAGCGATTGATATGGCAATGGATCAAATGAAAGCCAGTCAGCAAATTGCACCGCAAGCACCACAGGCACTCGCTCAGGCGATGGCACAAACACAGCAGCAATAAACATATTTTTCACCGGTTGAAAGAATGAAGAAGAAGGTCACACGCAAATCACTGCCACGGACCATGAAAACCATGCTGCGTGAATACAAAGACTCCCCAGAGAAGTTTAAGGGCGGGAAAAAGCAGGCGATGGCGATTGCCTATTCCAAGGTTCGACGCCGTACAGGGTGAGCCTAAGACCCGAAAAGGTCAGGTCTGACCTTGACACCCGAAAGTTTCCATTCCTATACTCCAGAGAACTGCCCGACGTTTGCTGACGCGAACACGGGACGCGAACACGCATGAGTGGATTCTTCGGCAGAAGAACACCCGCTCCTGCACTCGCAGACCACTCGACTGAAGGAGAGTTCGATGGCAGAAGAAGATGTTACTGACGCACCGGACGCAGCCGCAGATGGCGCGTCAACTGAATCAACAGACACAGGAGGTGACACTTCATCATCCGGCTCGTGGCCTGCCGATGCACAAGCCGAGTACACGAGAAAAACGCAAGCACTAGCTGATGAGCGCAAACAGTGGGAAGCGGAACGTAACCAACAAACACAGCAGTTGCAGCAATATGCACAGCAGATGCAACAACAGCAATATGCTTCGCAGCAGCAACAGCAGACGGCGCAGGCACAGCAATCGAATGAGTCGATGCTGGATCAGCTTCGGAAGATGCCGTATTTGGATGGAAACACCGCAGCCCAACTGATGCAGCGCATGGTCAACGAGGGCATTAACCCCCTCAATGACGCGCTGAAACAGCGTGATGCCGCACTAGCCCAGATGTACAAGGAGCAGAAACGGCTCCATGACCAGGTGGGACAGTCACAAGGCCAGCAAGCGCAGAAGGATCTCGAAGCTCGATTTGCTGATATTCGGAAGGATCAGGGGCTTCCTGACAATGAACTCGTCCATGAAATGATGCGAGATGTGTATTACTCGCATGAGGGCGACACACTTGATCAGGAATATCCTGACATGCTGCGAAAACGGTGGGAGGGGTTACAAAAGCTCGTACGCGAAAATGACCGTGCAGCGGCTCAGAAGGCGAAAGCGTCACCATTCCCCTCGCGGGGTGGAGAAGCATCGCCCACGAGCGGCAAAACAGGTGGGTATCAAACACCTGAAGAACGGGCAAATGCGTTATGGCCGATGTTAAACCCAAACGCCACGGAATGACGTGCCTCCTGTTTAGGTAAGGAGTGTTCTCGTTATGGCGAGTACAACTGATGTTGTTGAAGCCCTGAAATACACCTACGGTGTGGATCAGGTCTTGTACTTGGTCAATCAAGAGGTTGTCTGCTGGAATATGTTCCAGAAGGCGAAAAAACCTGTTGGTGGCCGAGGGCAATTCTTGATGCCCATCATGGTGAAGAACCCTGGGGCGTGGACGGGTATTGCGGAAGGTGGCGCACTGCCATCAAATCTCAACCCTGATACGTCTGAGGCGACCTTCAGTCTCACAGAATTTGCGGGACTGTATAACATGTCATGGAAACTCCTCCAAGACGCACGGAACTCGAAGTTTGCGTTCCAGACTGCGTTGAAAATGATGGAGGCAGGTTTCCGTCGTCGCGTCCTCAAGCTCCTCAATGCTGATCTGATTTCAGACGGTCTTGGGAAGCTGGCGACTATGCCTGCGGCTGACAACCAGACCACGATCACGGTGGGTGAATTGCCCAGTCTTGACGTGGGGATGGTCGTTGACCTCATGGATGCGTCGGATAACAACGCGAAACTGGCAGACTCCGCGACCGTGACAGCCATTGATGCACCGAATCGTACGGTGACAATTAGTGGGTCTGCGCCAAGTGGCACTGCCGCTGGTGACTATTTTGTTATTCAGGATACCGTGTCCTCCAGCACGTCCTATCACACGAATGGACTTTTGGGGATTATTGATGATGCCGATCCACCGGCTTCAAAGGGTGACTTTGGTGGCATTGATCGCGGTACTGCGGGTAATGAATTTTGGGAATCAGTCGTGTTGGCAAACGGTGGCACCAACCGCGCACTG